GCCTGAAATATGGCGGCTTTCTTTTGTCTTTAATTTGGGTTATGCGGCTTTACAGTTTCATCAACAGTTTCTTCAGCCAGTTGTCTTTCTTAGATGCAATGCGTTTCTGGACTTTCTGTAAACGGGCGATTTCACTTTGCAGCTTTTCCAAATCGAAACTTACCTTCTTAATTTGTTCATCGAACTGTTCAAGCGAAGTAATGGTGGCATCTTCATCATTCTTATCAAGTGATAAATCGCTATTCTTAAGCTCTACAGTCTTGCCAAGGAAAGAGTGCAACAGAATGCGTTTGCGTTGTGTGGCAAATTCAATACAGAAGATTTCCTTCGGCTCGCCACTACGATTCCATGAGAAGGCGATAGAATTGTTTTCATCGGCTGTAGGGAACAGTTGCGACAAATCCCGTTCTACATACAGGGTTTTATTTTTAAGTCCTTCAGAAAGCCATTCAAGCATGAATGCTCTAGCTGTTGTGGAATCACATTTAACAGCTATGAATTGCTTAATCTTGCCAACATCAGCCATGTTGTTGGCGTCCTTCAGCTTCTGTTTAATGCCTACAACGAAGTCAGTGATTTTGCCTTCACTTAGTTCGCCTAGAACAGGCGATTTGCCTTCAAAAATTGCTTTAATCATCTCAAATACTTACATCAAAACGTTTTAATTAACAATATTTCAAGAAGATGTCAATTAAAGAACTGGCACAAAAGATAAAAGACAAGGAAACTTTTAGAGACCCATTTGAAGGCATTGTAGATGACCTGAGAGCCAATAAATCGGCTTACTACAAGTTCCCGCTTTTATCTAATGCTGATACCTTAACGTTTGTCATCAAGCGTTTACAAGCCAAGCTAGCCAATTACAAATTAGATTTCATTCTGTATCAGCAAGATATTGATGGAACTTTAAGAAGACATTCGCAAACAACCATCGTTCCATTTTCGCCCCATCAATGGTACAGGGATATTTCCCCAGCAAATGCCCATTACCTTGAAATCTTCACTAATTCTGATGTACACATTTCTTTTGAAGTTATTCCAAAAGGCTACAAAATCATCAAGACATTCCAGCCAGTAGTCCAAACAGGTAATACACTTACTGTAGATTTACAAACCTTCCCAAGAAGACCTGATAGACAATGTGATATTCCATTAAGATACAAACTGCTTGAAGGCGAACTGCCACTTGGACTAAGACTAACTGAAACAGGCTTTATTGAAGGCAAGCCCTGTAATCTGGATGATTACATTAAAGTAAACGCGCCATCTTTCAACTGGTTCTATCAGAATCATGATGGCGTACAAGTTTCATTTGGCATTGTCTTCAGAATCAAAGTGCAGGTAAGAATGCTCTTGCCTGAAGGATTATCGGATAAATTTGATGAAAGATGGTTCTGCATCAGGATTCTGAATAATTGGTCTTTTGATAAACCTGTTATCAATCCAGTTAAAAGAGTTATTGAGCATGAAATTTGCGAAGGCGAAGAACAGTTCCATGAACCGTTACCACCTTCACTTTGCCCTACTTGTGAAGAATCAGAAGTATTAAATTCACTTCCAGATTTTGTAAAACTGGAACTTACTGAGTTCTGCCCGGATTTACCCAAGCCAGAAGACCCGAATCTATACAGAAAAGAAGAACTAAGAAATGAAATTCCATCAATACAGTTTTGTACAGCTTGCCAAGACCCTACAAAAGATGCTTTAAGGGAATACGTAGAAATTGATACATACTTTGTAAGCCCTGAAGACTTGCTGAAGTATTACTTCTACTATGACCAGCATCCCATAGAACAGCAACCAAATCAAACAATGGCTCGTTTGTATGCTTCACCATTCTTTCAAGAACTGGTAGCCTACATCCAGAATCCAAACCCACAGAACGCAACCTCAATCGTGGAATTGAGATTGCATGATGGTGTTCGTTTAGAACTTATCAAGTTCAAAGACCCTGAAGAAAGAGAACTGTTCAATATTCCTGCTGAATGGGAAGCCATTAGAAACACCAGAAATCAGGAGATGGAAATTGAAGTGAACTGTTACTACGGGCATGAAGTGTATGCGGAGTATAGAACACAAGGTCAATGAACAGATGGCTTAATAGCCTTTCTGCACATCATCCTTAACCACGATTTCTGTTTCTGAAAAACGCATGTTCAGAATCGTGCAAACAGAATCGCCGTCTTCAAAAGCATAAAACCCACCAAGCCCTGTATAGTTGACATCAATAGCAGTCAAAACGCATGGCTTGAACTTGTGCATATAGTAGTTGTCATCCTTGCCCCATTTGTAGGTAATGTTCAAAACATTTGGATAGTCAAAAACACCAAGACCAACTGTTCCCCTGCCGTATGATGGCAAAGCAGATTGTCTGAACAACTGAACAATCTTGCGAACCAGTTCGGCTTCTTCCTTGTTGTGGGGATAGAACTTGAACTGAAATTCAAATGTTCTAAAGTCAACACCGCGAAAGATAGCCGTTAAGAATGGATTTGGCGCAAGACCAAATACACCGCCTAAACCGCCATTACCCAAGCCATTACCTTCAGCATCACTTAAGAAGTTGTTAGCTTTCCTAATACCTTCCTGTGCAGCAAGAGCGCCAATACCCATTTCACTAAGGGATTTACCCGTTTGTTTCAGCTTCTCATTCACAGCAGAATAAATGCCTTCAGAATCCATTCCCTGAAAACCTTGATAGTAACCAATAGCATCAGCAGGGCTCATTTCCCTAAAGCCCTTAAACAAGGCTTCAGTAGCTTTGGAATGTGTTTCATTTTCCCATGAAGTAGTAGAAGGCATTGCAATGTTTTCTGGCATATACAAACCAATAGTAGCGGCTGTAGCGCCAATCTGCGTCATGTTCCTTTTCTTAATCTGAAACTCAATCCAGCCCGGAATCTGCTGTTCACCAAGACCAACTGGATATTCTAAAACTTCACCTTGCCCTTTAATAGCCATTTTCTATCTAAACCTTTGAAATAGTTTCATATAATCAATATTTCAGTAAAATCAGTAATATGGCTTATCAGTTCAGGCAAGGTTTCTTCCAACCAAAGTTTCCAGAGAAGTATCAAGGCAACCCGAATCAGATTGTCTTCAGGTCATCATGGGAAAGAAAACTGATGTACAAGTTAGATTTAACTAAAGAAGTCATCTCATGGGCAAGTGAAGAAGTAGCCATACCTTACTTCGACCCTGTTACCAACAAAATGAGAAGATATTTCATTGACTTTCTTGTTACTTACAGGGGCAAGAATGATGAGATTTATAAATTAGCTATTGAAGTAAAACCTTACAGCCAAACCATCCCACCACAACCACCTAAGAATAAGAATAAGAAAGCTCAGATGAGATGGATGAACGCTTTGCGAACCTATGAAACAAATAAAAGCAAATGGAAAAGTGCTGAACAATGGTGTATAATAAATGGATACAAATTTATTATCCTCACAGAAAAAGCAGGTTTATTCAAATGAAAGATGAAAAGGTTTTACAATCAATACCAGCACATATTAAAGAAAAATTTGATTATACATCTTATAGTGTAACTCCATTTGTGCGCAATAAGGCAAGGTATATAACAGTTAAATGCAAATTACACGACGAGATAAAAGTTCTACTTACAAACCATAGGAAATGTGGTGGATGTAAGGCTTGCGAGGAGAAAGAAAAAATTCTGAAAATGATTTCCGATGCAAAAGAAATTCATAATAATAAATATTATTATTTAGAGGTTCATTCTTCATATAGCAAGTATTGGAAAATATTATGCCCGGAACATGGGATTTTCTATCAAATTCCAACTTCACATATTACACATAAACAAGGATGTATGAAGTGTGGCGCACGTGTTAGAGCAGATGCTAAAATAGAACGTTGTAGATTATACAAAGATTCCGCCACAGAAGAACTTAATAAAATTCATAATAATAGATATGATTATTCTCTTATTCCTTCAGAATTCAGCCCAAAAGATAAAATACCTATTATTTGTAGTGTTCATGGTGTGTTTTATCAAAGATATGATATACACAAGAAAAAACATAACTGCCCAAAATGTGCGGGTTCATTAAGAGGAAGAAAAGCCATTAAAAGAACTATAGATAAATATAAAACAAAATTTCCAGAAAATTCTAATATCATACACAATAATAAATATGATTATTCTTTAGTTGAATATGTAAATAATGTAACACCAGTCTCTATAATATGCCCAATTCATGGTGTATTCACACAGACACCAAGAGACCATATACAAGGTTGTGGTTGCCAAATGTGCGCAAAAAATTCTTCTACTTCCAAAGAAGAAAAGATTATTAAAGAATTGTTCCCGACTTTTATAGAAAATGACCGTTCTGTTTTATTTCCAAGAGAATTGGATTTATATAGTCCATACTATAAACTTGCTGTGGAAATAAATGGAGTTTATTGGCATGATGCTGATAGAATAGGAAAATTTTATCATTTGAATAAATCAAAGTCATGTATAAAGAAAAACATAAATTTACTTCATTTTTGGGATTATGAAATAAACAATAAACTTCCTATAGTTGAGAGCATAATAAAATCAAAAATTAAACAAACTAATCGTATATATGCGAGAAATTGCACCATCAAAATTGTAGATAAACAAACAGCAAAACACTTTATAAATAATAATCATATTCAAGGTTATGTTGGATGTAATATTGCATTAGGGCTGTTTTCTGGCGAAACTTTATGTCAAGTGATGACATTTGGTAAACCTAGATTTTCTAAAAAATATGATTGGGAACTATTAAGACTGTGTTCTTTGTTAAATACAACTATTGTTGGTGGGGCATCTAAATTATTTGCTATGTTTCTCGAAAACTATAGTGGCTCTATTATATCTTATGCAGATAAAAGAATAAGTAATGGTAACGTTTATAAAAAACTTGGGTTTGTATATTCACATACATCTGTCCCAAATTATTCATGGGTTAAACGTGAAATTATACTTAAAAGATATTCTGCACAAAAACATAAATTAAAATTATTATTAGGCGACGGATTTGACGTTAATCAAACTGAAGATGAAAACATGAGAAGAAACGGCTTCAATAAAGTTTATGATTGCGGCAATGATGTATATATTTTCGAGCGATAAGCTGTATTCATCAGACCTTGATTTATTAAAACTTTATCTTTGTTAAATAGAAAGCCTCTAAATGAGGCTTTCTAAATTACTAATTATTAAAGATTTTAATCTTAAGACAGCTTCTTAAGAGCTATGAAGAAAAAGGGACATTTTGCCTAGTAATCATGCACCCTCATCAAGTTCATGGAATAACCATTCGTATTCCTGCGCGAACTCATAAACGTAAGAAGGTTCAAGAACCCAAATATGATTACGTTTCTCATTAAGGGCGTTCTCATAATCCCTACGAAAAACAGGATTGATGTATTCAGGAAGAATCTTACCAGCCTGTAACATCTTCAAATACTTGCTATGGTCAACATCATCCACAATCCGTTTCTTCCTAGTGTCCATAAACCACAGAAGCTGATTGTCAGTTTCCTTAATTTCCAACGATAAACGCCCGCTGTCCTTAATCCACTGTGTAAAGGGATTGTTGATGTCATTGATGACAACAAGAACCCACCATAAGTTAGGGTCATCGTAAAGCTGATAAGCAACACTTTCAGGCGTGTCCGCATCAAAAACAACATAGGGCTTGAACAGGTACTTATTTCTAAGGTTCTTGTCTTCGACAAAAACAGAAGCAATAATGTTTTTCAATGCCTTCACGTTCTTTTCAGTAAAGGCGTAATCAATATTGGGCAGAGCAGAAAGCATGGTAACAATCACATACAAGAAATATTCACAAGTATTTCTTTTCTAAAGGCTTTCTTTCCTATGAGAACAATCCAAACCAGAGATGACTTCATTGAGTACATCATGAAGACACTAGGGCATCCAATGATTACTGTGAACCTTACTGAAGACCAAGTGAACTACAGAATTGATGATGCTCTTTACAAGTTCTTTGAGTTCCATTCAGACGGTTCATGGCACGCTTACATGCTTCACAAGCTAGACCAAGAAGAAGAAACATCAGGCAGAATCAAACTGCCAGAAACTGTTCTTTCAGTAATGAAGGTTTATCCTTCTGATGGTATGTTCCAAGACATGAGACAAAGCGGAGGCAATAATCTTGTCCTCACTTCATTCATGCAAAACATGGGCAGTTCAATCTTTGGCGGCATTGGCGGCTTGGGCAACTATGCTCATGGCGGTTACTTCCCATCAAACTTTTCAGGTGGCGGTTCTGGCGTAATGGGCTTTGGCGCTTTGCCAAATTACATGTACACAACCAACTACCTGAACACCATTCAAGGAACAGTAACAGGTGAACATGATTTCCAGTACATCAAGCATGGCAACATTCTGGTAATCAGTGATAAAAGCGTAGGTGTTAAAGCTGATGGCTACATTCTCATTGAATGTTTCCTTGAAGTGGATGAACAGAATCATCCAGTCTGGGATAGCATCTGGCTTAGGAATTACGCTGTAGCTTTGTGTAAGAAGCAATGGGGCATGAACCTGATTAAATTCGGTAATACACAACTAGCAAATGGCACAACCATTAACGGACAAGAGATACTGAATGAAGGCAATAAAGAGATTGACCAGCTAGAAGAAGAACTTAAAACATTGTGGTCGCCGCCACTTGGAATTATGGTTGGATAAGTTATTGAGATGGGGCTTAAAAATGCGCGAGAAGCCCTCTAAATGGCGTTCTAAGGCGTTAAAACTTCGACCCAGTAGGTTACCCTTCGGATTTTAGAGTGGATTTAGTAAAATTAACAACTTCAATAAAATCAATGACTTATGTATATTAGTAAAATCTAATATAAGGGCTTAAAACGCGATTTAGAAGCCCTGCTTTAAGAATAGAAAAGCCGCCCGATTAAAGGCGGCTTCTTCATTCAACAACAGGAGTTAAACATGATTTAGTTCAGGTTAATTATAGCAGCTTTTCTGGTTTCATTGCCAGCAGTTGTTGAAGTATGGCTACCACCAACAGTTTGTGTAAACGAACCATCAACCTTAACGTCCATATTGCCTTTAACATGAAGGTCAAGATTGCCATCAATTTCTTGCGTTGAATTACCAAGCACCCGCATGTAGTGCGAGCCTTTAACGCTTATCCACATGTCTTTATTGGTGTTAATGTAAATGTCGCCATCAACCATATGCCACGAATCTTTTACGCCGTGAATGACAATAGTGCCCTGATTGTCAATTTCATATTCAGTATTAGAAGGATGGCGATAACGCAAACGTTCATTACCTTTGGAATCATCCATTTCGCGGTAATGTCCGTTCTTTGTCATCAAAGTATGGTTGTCAGGATACTTGGCGTTGAATCGTGTTTTTGGTTCTTCAAAATCAGAACCGCCTTTTGGTCTTTTACCTTTATAACGAGTTTTAGCCGGTAGTTTGTCTTTTTCTTGGGCGTTGCCATGCGTATCATATTCCTGCTTGCCAATTTTTGATGATGGAACATTTGAAAGTGGTTTTGAATAGTAAACGCCCATGTAAACAGGGTTCTGCGCTAATTCGCCATCAGCGAAGTAACCCATTACTCGTGTTCCAATATCAATGCCTGTAGGGGAAGCGCCAACACCAGCAGAAGCGTTGGTAATTGGCATTTGGGGCATTGCCCACATTAGCGCTTTCTTATCAATGCCAGTGTAGTAGCCGTCAATTTCAACTTTGACCCTGCCAGACATTAACGGGTCATTTATATCAACAACAACGCCAGTAAACCAGACAAGTTGACCGTAAGAGAATCTGCCTGTTTGATTCTGGGCGTAATTTATATAGTTATCACTCATTTCCAGTCTCCTTATAAGTGTAGCCAGCTTCAAAACCGATGCCATGATTAGCTAAGGAATCATGAATCATTTCAGAAACATAGTATTCAAAGCCATCAGCGCCAATGGGCGTGTAGTCATTGTGTTCCTCAGTGTTGTATTCAATGGCGGTGTTATGTGCTTTCTTCAGTTCTTTAATGGTGTTGTAGAAGGTGTAATAAATGACTGTAGTAAAGTAAGCAAAAGGATTCTTGAACTTTTCTGTGTCAAATTTATCAATGGATTTAACAGCTGATAAATGTGCTTCAGTTCGCATTTCATCTTTCCACAAGTCCGTATAACCATTGAATCTGCCAGATTTCAAAATTCTGTCAACTAATTTCATGATGAACTTGCCAATTTCATCCGATATGGGAATCCTTGGCAAGCCTTGTTGTTCTCGCTCTTCAGTTATTTGCTTGTGCTTTACAAGGGCTTGATAGAACTCATCTTTATCAATGTAATCCCTTTTGCCCTTTTCTTTCTTTTCCAGTCTTTTATAACGGGGCTTTTTCTGATTCTGGTCTTTGTCCATATATTCTGATGTATAAGTCATTGAAATTCTTTAGAATATGGCGATTATATCAAAAGAAATTACGGAACTACAATATTAACATTATCGACATCAGGATTTATCGCACCAACTGCTCTTAAGCGTGTCATTTCCCTATCATCGGCGGCAACACAAACCAGATAAACCAGTTCATTAGAAGTTAAAGGAATAAGGAAATTGCCGGTATCACGATTACTCTTAACTTCTTTAAGCAAACTTCCAGTACGCCATGAGTACGCCCTAATAATAGCTTCAAATGGCTGACCTGCTTTAACAATAGTGCCATTGATTCTGTACAGCTTGTCATACTTCATATGCGCTTTCAATACAATATCAGTAAGTGCTTGGTTATAAACCAGAAGCTCTGACAAAGTGCCTTCATTACTAGTGTTTGGCTCTTGGGAAGTAAGCATTAAGGTGGCGATGAAGTCATCAAAATGGAAGTTGATTGGTTCTTCAGTTAGAAGCCATTCTTCATCAATAATGAAATCCAGCTTATTAAGTTTCCTTCTAATAACAATCTTATGCCATCTGTTATCCGTTAGCTCTTTATGGAATCTCTTGGTAATGTTACCAAACTGGAATTCAACCCAATCTTGCCGGTAAACGTTTTCATGTGAGTTAGCAAACAACCTGACTTTCTGCGCAGCATCAATCTGGAAGGATTCAAAAATAGATATTCTTTTGGAAGCAAAGCCTTTGTAACAAAGTTCCCATGTGAAGTCTTGTTCCCAGTTGACAATAGAACTCCAAGCGGAATTATAATTATTGTGGGTTGGCATTCTCAAACCACCAGTAGGAAAACGAATAGCTTTTTCCGTATAGAACATGCCTTCTTCTTCACATTTGGTTTCTTGATAAATGCCAAGAATTTTAGGGTTCAATAACTGACGGGAAATTTCAGCTTCAACAGAAGTAGCCGTTCTCAAGTTCTGTTGGGTTGTATTAAAGGGTAAGTAATAGCCGGGGCTTTCAATAGCAAACATTGTGTTTCGATGCCATACGCGGCGGTAGAGTTCCATGATTTCATCATCACTTATCCATTTGTGGTGTAATGAAATCTGGTCTAGTTCACAAAGCGTAATAGCTTGATAACGCGGAGATGAGTTCCTTATCCAGTTAGTAGGACGCCCACCAATGAACGTAGTCATTTCTGGATAAGAAGTGCCCCTAATAGGCTTTTGGGCATAACGGGCTACGGTGTGTTCAATGGAATCAAAGCCACGGAAATCCGCCATTGATTTTTCAAGAATAAGATGCCCATCAACCCAGAACTCAAACTGATAGCCTTTCATTCTAACTACACAGAAAGAAGCCCTACCTCTGGTTTCTACAGGCTGACATTCTAAAGCTGAAGAATTTATTGAAACTTCGCCAAGTGGCACGTCTAGTTCATCATAGAAGAAGCGGATTTTACCCGATGAATAGTTGTAGGAATAAGTGCCACCTATTTCAAACAGGTTGCCTACTCGGATGATGGTTTCTTCTAGGGTTTGATAAGCGCCGCCTCTATCAACGAAAACATCCTGATTCTTAGGGAATCTGTCTTTCTTCATGAGCCAAATTAGTGTAAGTTCATCACTTCTAATAAAGCCTGAAATATCCGGTAAGGGGACTTCAATGTAAGAAGCGGGCGCTTTAGAAACACCCATTCTGATTGCATCAGGATTACACAAGTTATAACCCCAACGGCAGGAATATTGGTCGGTTTGTTCTAATTCAACATGCGACCTAGTACCAGCCGCATAGCCTTTGAAATCATTGGATTCATCGTGCATTAGCCCCGCTGTATTACCCATTTCATCAATAACAATGTTTGAAGTGAATATTGGCGGTTGCAGGATGAAAGTATCGCCATCAAACGTAATGAACCAATCCGGGTTCATGTCTTTTACAGTTCTTTTAAAGCCAGCCATCTTTTAGAAGCCTTTGAATTTGTTACTAATAGTAATTTTAGCAATTTCAAAATAGCCCTTGATATATCAAAGAACTAGGATTTCCTAAATGACTGAACTCAAACAAAAGTCATTCTCTGAATGGCTGAATAAAGACAAAGCGCCAGATAAGATTAACGAAGCTGCTGAAAAAATTGATAACACCGTACTTGAAAGCGTTGTTAAAAGCATCACTTCGTTCTCTGAATGGCGTAACGCAAACAACAAAGAAGATTTAACTGAAGCCAATATTGACAATCAAGTTCAAGAATGGCGTTTAGAAGAAAGCGGTGGTAAAGGCTATAAAGAATGGCTTGCTGAAAAGGATTTAACTGAAGAAGAAAAAGCCCTTTTAGAAGCTGTTCAGGACACCGAAAAGGCTTACTTGTCTCTTGATGAGGATGAAAAGAAAACCTATCATTTAGTTTTGGAAGCATGCGCCACTAACGCCGAACTTAACGAAGCCTACAATTCCAACGTAATCACTAAGGTTGGCATTCTTGTCGCTAAAGCCATTAAGAAATTTGGCATTCCTGCTTTAACTGCTGTTGCTGGTATTGGTTCTGGCGCTGGATTAGTAGGCGGCATTGTTGGCTATGTTATTGGCATGATTATTCAATCCTACACAAGCCAAATGGTTCAAAACCGTGGTGGCTGGCGAATGATTTGGCATCAAGCTATTAACGCTGAAACCCAAAACGTTGTTTATGACGCCTACAAAGACGTTGTCAAGGATTTGTGTTCAACTAAAGACCTTCACTTGGCTTATAAAGCAGATGGCAAGAAGAACATTTACATCAAAGTGCCAAATCCTTTTGGCAAAGATGTTATCGTTCGTTTAACTATTGACCATCAAAGCTGTGAAGTAAGAGTTGATGAAAATGGCGGATTGGCTATTCTGGATACCATCACTTTGCAACAAGTAAACGGCGTCAGAATGAACAATAACGCTTTCTTGGGCAGGGACTATAAGATTCCCGCTAGAGCATTGAACTATCAAAACGATATGATTCGTTTGTGGTTCTTGGTTGTGGACTATGTTTCCGAAACCTACAATGCCATTCTTAACATTTACTCTGACATTACTGTTAAGCTGCAAACGAAGAAACGTTTGTGGATGAATAACTTGGATAACTTAAGCCAAAAATTCGATTTGTCTTCCAAGATTATCAAAGAAGTTGATGCTGCTGAAGCAATGCTTAGGGACGAAAGCCTTAGATTGCAACAAGAACGTGATAAGGCTGATAAAGACGAACAAGAAGCCCATGCTAATGCCCTTTCACAACGCCTTGACCGTATTAACAAGATTCAGAAAGATACGATTGTTAAGCAATATAGCCAAGAAGTTGCTAGACAACAAGTTAGCCGTCAAGGTTTGACTAGAATCGGGGGCAAATAAATGCTAAAAGAAATCTTCTATGAAGCCTACAATCCTGAATTTGGTTTAAAACGTTATGGTGATATTCGCTATAACGTTCATGACAAACCACAGGATATTCATTTTAAGTACATGAATGCTCTTTCCCCTAAGTGGCAAGAGCTTATTGACAACTACAACTTGCCTGCTGGCGATGCTTTAAAGAAACTCATTGCTGTTCTTAGACAAACTGCTGATAACAATGATGTGCGCATTAACACATTGAGAAACAGACCATCACTTGCCAGACCTTTCTTGTTTGGCTGTGAAATTAAGGGTAACTTGCATTTGTTTGCTTACAATGCCAACTTCCTGCTGATGTACTACCCATACAACTACAAGAACAACTTTCCCTTTGAACTTAAGAATGATGGCGGTCAAAGTGTTGCCAAAATTATGAATAAAGTGAAAGAAATCGCTAACAGAAATTCCTTCAGTGATTTGGGTATTGGTAAGAAAGTAGCTGTTGGTTTAGGATTAGCGGCTGCTGTGGCGATGTTGAGTTAAAAGGCGGCAATATGATTAAAGACCTTTTTGAAGAAGTGGAAGTTGATAAACTGCTTAAAGACAATGCGCCCATTATCAAGAAGATTGTTGGCGGTGAAGTAAAAGACAAGAAAGCGCCTAAACAGGATTTGAAAGAATCTAATGAACTACGCATTCCCGCTAAAGCTATTCCAGCTAATGCTAGTGCTGCTTTGAAAGACATAAACCTTCCCCAGAAAGTTCATGACTTGATTTCTGTGTTCTTGAGAGAAGGTTTCAAGGTTGGTAAAACTTCCAATGATGGGCTTATTGAACTCACTAGAACCACGACTAATGAAAAGCAAATGATTTACATTGATTACCATAACTTTGACAAGGATTCAAGTGTTGATGTTTACAGCGCTAAAGAAAAGCGATGGGTTAAGTTCTTCTTGGTTGGCACGATGAAACTGCTTTGGTTTGCTGTAATTGCCGCCATTTCTGGCTATGGCATTTTCAAGAAAGACAAAAGAGAACGTGATGCTGGCAAGCCAAACACAGGTTTCGCGAACTACGTTGACGGTCTTATGAATAAGGTATTGTCATGAACCTTAAAGAACTGTTTCTTGAATACATTTCATCAGCTAAGTATCAGCTAGAAGACCAGATTCCACCTAAAGTTGCTGTTGAGATTAAAAGATGGCAACGTAAAGGCTGGGACTTCTACAGGGTTTCCCATGATGTTCTGAAAATGATAAATCCTCTTACTTCAGAAATCAAAATGATGGCTTACGGCGCTGATGGCAAAACAGGCTGGTTTGAAATTATTGGCTATGAGAACAATCCTAGACCTTATGGCATTAACCATGTGCAATGGGATAAAGAGAAAGGATGGGCTAGAATAGCTAAGGAAATCTTCGGAGATGAAGAAGAATACCGGAAAGCAAAGCTGCGTAAAGGCGAACCCTTACATCGAGCTTCATCTGGTATTTCCCGTCTTGAAGGTATCGACAAATTCAGGCTCAACTCAAAACGTTAAATTTACTAAAAGGAAGGATTTTAATATGGCACTCCCAAATCTCATTTACTTCACCCGTTCACATGGCTGCCCTTACTGTGATAAGTTCGCGCCAGTTATGGATTCATTCATTACTAACAGTTTTCCTTTGGAAATTCTGAAACTTGATACCTGTGATGATGAAAACAAAACACTTGCTAAACTGCTTGGCTGTACAATGGTTCCCAGCATTGTTGAAGTGAACCGTGAAGACTGCACTTACCGCATTCATGAAGACATTTCTTCTTGGAATGAAGAACAACTGAATGAAATCTTTATAAATAATACGGCGGAGTGAAGTTTCTCTCCTTTTCTTCCCCGCCACTAGAAAGCCCCATGTTAGGATTGCTCCTTGTCTGACATGGGGCTTTCGCTTTATGTGGCTTTTGTTAAGATTACCTAAGCGTAATTGAAAAGTTCTTGGCTTTGTTTAGAATGGCTTCATCTTCTAAACAAACAAGTGAGGACATTATGAATACAGAACTTATCCATGAAGCCAAAGAAACCCTTATTAGCAAGGTAAAGGAAAACAAGAAGGCTGCTATTAGTATTGGCGCTGCTGTAGTTGGCGCTTTTGCTTTACTCTTTTATGTGGCTTCTAATAATAAGTATGAAGCCATCATTCCACAGCAGCCAGAAATGACATCATTCCGCGACCAACTTCGCCAACAGAACTTGATTGAACTATTGGCTGCCTGTAACTCCAAGCTGGCTGAAGCGTATGAAGTTCCGCAAAGTTTCCTTCTGGAATGTGATGATTACTACCGCGAAGCCTCTAATATGAGCCATGCGTGGAAGGTTAAGCCCCGCCTCATTGAAGAAATGAAAGCTGTAGAACAGAACCTTCAGCGCTTTATTAGCAAGAACTGACTATTTGAAAGCCCTCATTTCAGAGGGCTTCTTTTTATTACAGTAATTCACCATGCAAAAGGTGGCTTTTCAATAATATCAACATTACCAACGCCATTTATAAACAAGCCTTCTGCGTTGCTGTATCCATCCGTAGCTGAAACATGAAGAATACCAAAGGGAATATGGTCATCTGGCATTAAACCCCTTCTGATAGCGCTATCAGAAACCTGTTTAACTTCTCTGAAGTAATCTGTTTTTGTAAGCCATGCAAAGTTTACTAAGGTCATAACACAGTCATCAGTCTTGCCATTATCGGCTTGATAACTGGTTTTCTGCTTGGTAAAGGAAAACAGTTCTGTAATCGTATCCGCATCATTCAGGATGAAGGAATCCGATTCAATAAGGGCTTTTAGAATAGCGCAACCAGTGCTCTTTGTTCTGGGAGTTTGCCTTAGCCCAATACTGAACTTTGTATAGCCTTCTTTCACGTCATCATTTCTTACGTTTGAAGTGAGCATGTATTCATAATCCATGTCGTAATACAAGGCATTACAAACAATCCTGCCAATGGAATTGTTTTCAATAATGACGTAAGCGTTGTTGTACTTGGTAGCGATTGCATAAACCACTTCAGCCAAGTTCTCTGGCAGGATGTGATTATCCCTGTAAACAGCAACCTGTTCATAAACATCACCGCTTATATCAATAACTGTGGCTACGGAATAATCTTGCGACAAACCTTCAGAAACATCAACACTTACAACGTACTTTTTGCCTTCTTCTGCTTCTTTGTAAATGGCAAGATTATTAACAGTTCTTTCTGGCTGTAACCACGACAGGCTTTTCAACTTTTCACCATTAACCAATGTAGCTGAAGAACCCAAGAACTCACACAAGTATTCTTGGTTAAACTCTTGGTCGGTCATTGCTTTCTTCTGGGTTTCATACCATTCTTCATCTCTATCAGGTCTTAGATACCATGGCGCAAAGAATGGAACAAAGCCATTCACACCTTGTTCCGCTTCTGTGTATAGCTTCCAAAAGTAATTCATGCCTTTTGGCGTTGAGGTAATAATCATTTGTGATGTTTTACCTGAAGACAAAGTAGGGAACGACCTACCAAAGAATTCAGGAAAGTTGTCAATGTGTGCAGCTTCGTCAATGTAAACGCAGTTACAGGATTTACCGATAATGGCGTCAACTGTACAAGGCGCGGCGAAAACTTTAGTGCCATTACCGCCAAGCGATAAGACAATACTTTTCATGTTCCAAACAGCAACACCTGGCTTCATATACCATGGCAACGCCATGAAAGCAACCTTAAATCTATCCAAAACTTCTTTAGCACCAGTTTCCTTATGCGCCAATATTGCTGTTGTGTAGTCTGGGGTAAAGATACTTTTCCAAAGAATGTAAGCCATTGAACAAGCGGATTTACCCATTTGGCGTGGAAGCATAGCAATGTTAAATCTGTTCTTCCTGAAGTTCATTATCAATTCTTCTTGGAAAGGGAACAGTTCAAAGATTTGCTGCCCTTTGTCCAATGTGTTGATAACAACATAGTTCTTCACAAAGTAAAGAAAATCATTCTGGCATTTTCTGATTTCATTTACTTGTTCTTCAGTAAGGGGCAATTCTACGCCAGCAGCCTTTAACGCTGGAATGCTGTTGTAGCAATTATCTTGTTTCATCGCCTCAATTTCAGGCGTGTCTGGTACTGGAAATTTAATCATTATATAAATCAACAAGTTAGTGTTCTTATTGAATATATTGTCTTGATGATAAATAAAGGCGAACTTTTTATTGCAATAAATTGGACATTTATTAACATGGCACAAAAACTTGACGTAACTGCTTACATGAAAACCGCTCATTGGCTCAGACAATATGAAATTGAAGCCAAGAAAGACGGTATTCATAACAAGAAAACTGGCGAGCTTCTGGTTTCTTTCCCTTTTGAAATTGACCCCGCTACTGCCGTTCTTCCTTCTTCACCTTCTGCTCCGCCTTCACAGCCTCCTTCACCTCCTCCAGCTTCTGGAACAGAAGAACAGGGCGGCAAACCCAAAAAACCGAAAGCATCTGAAGGTGGCGCTGAAGGTAGAGGAAGCGAAGAACTGTCGCAGCCACCTTCACCGCCAGCACCGCAGCAGCCGCCGCGTTCTGGTGAAGAATCTTCTCCGTAAGAAAATCCAGAATCTTTTCATTCTATAAAACTAAAAGGCATTTCTAAATGACTATTACTGAACATCTTAAAAAACTGATGCGGGAAGTAGGTTCTAATATTAAGGGTATCAAAGATGCCTTTAAATCCGCTTCAGAAAAAATTACTACGCTGGAAGGCAAAGTTACCAAGCTGGAAGCTGCTGGTGGAAAATCTGAAATCTTGAAATTTGTCATGCAGGATGAACGGCTGCCAACATCCATGAAAAAGGGCAGAGGCTATATGCGTTTAATTGTCAACAAAAATGTAGCCGTCGTGCAAGTCAAAGCTACTCCCTCTGCTACTGGTCGCCTTAGCGAATCATCAGGTCTTGGCTTTCCTAACAACTTCAGAATTGCTTTTGAAAAACTTGGCTTCGCTAGTATTGCCGCATCGGCAAGTTTTAATGGCAATCCTTTTTTCGCAGCGATTCATATAGACAATAAGGGTTATATCAACGTCCACAGCGACAAGGTATTCATAAATGTTCCTTTAACTGGTTCTGTTACATTTTTCATAACCGAAGACACTATGAAGACGTTGCCCGCGTTCAGTGGCTTCACTCAAGTTCAGGAGTTCTAATAATGTTTGTTACAAGAGAACATTTACAACAAATCATGCCCAATGCGAAGAATCGTATTGATACTTTTCTGCCTTATATAAACGAAGCTATTGTTTCCTTCGGTATGAACATTACGGCTTTCCGTATGTTCATCGCGCAGCTTGCTGTTGAATCCGGCGAGTTTCGTTATACCAAAGAACTTGCTTCTGGCGCTGCTTATGATACAGGGCGTTTAGCTGTTGCCTTGGGTAATACTCCTGTAGCAGATGGCGATGGGCAGTTTTATAAAGGTAGAGGTTTGATTCAAATCACAGGAAAAGCGAACTATACGGCTTGCGGTAAAGCATTAGGGCTTGACCTTGTAAGACATCCAGAACTGCTTGAACAGCCTGAATGGGCAGTTAAATCAGCTTTCTGGTACTACGCTTCAAGAAACCTTGAAAAGTATACTTATGAACCTACGCTTGAGAACTTCAAAGCCATGACAAAAGCCATCAATGGTGGTTACAATGGGCTTCAAGAACGTATTAAGTATTGGGAAAGAGCCAAGAAAGTGCAGTTTGCTGCTGCTGCTGATGGTGCCGAAGAATAAAGCCTAAACAGTAACAAAAAAGAAAGCCGCCATATTTCAGGC